TCTGGTGTTTTTTATCTAAATACTAACGCAGACGATAAGATTTATTTCTATCGTTCTGGCTGGCAACAGATTAAGTTCCCACCTGAAGAATGGAACGCATATAACTCTGAGTCATGGTGGTTTGAGGCTAAGGCAGGACGATTGATTCTGTTCCCATCATCGCTTGAGCATAATGTTCCTACTGTGCAAGGTGAGGATACAAGGATAAGTATGTCGTTTAACACGTTCCCTGTTGGAGTGGTGGGCGACGAACTAAGTTTGACCGGATTGAAATTGGAGGCTTGAATGGCGCACTTCGCAGAGATTGATGGCAGCAATATTGTTCAGCGGGTTATCGTAGTAGATAACAAGGACTGTTCTGATGCCAATGGCGTAGAGAAAGAATATATCGGCGCTGCATTCTGTGAGCGTTTATTCGGTGGCACTTGGAAGCAGACAAGTTACAACGGTAATATCCGTAAGCACTATGCTGGCATTGGATATACCTATCGTGCAGACATTGATGCGTTTGTGCCTCCGCAGCCTTATCCTAGCTGGACGCTAGACGCTGATGCTAACTGGCAGCCTCCTGTAGCGATGCCTACTGATGGGATGTATTCATGGAATGAAGCTAATCAAACTTGGGATGTAGTGAGTGGCTAACTATGTTGACTACGATTATTGGGTTCAGGGATATGGCGAAGGTGACTTAAGCCAGCCTGATCGCTATGTCGTAGCAGGGTATTGGAGTGATGGATACGCCTTATATGAGGCTATTGAAGGCTCTGCGGCTATTACTGCTAGTGCGACTGTAACAGCTAAAGCGGCTGATTTTGTTTTTGGTTCTGCGTCAATTACTGCTACTGCGACGGTAACTGCGACTCCACCTATTGATCCTTATGTGGTCAAAGGATATTGGGTTGGTGGTTACTGTGAATTTGATGATATTGAGCCTAGCGTATCGATTACGGCTGAGGCTGTATTCATTGCTGCCGGAATACGTGTTCAAAACGGCTCAGGAGCGTTTACAGGGCTTGGAACGCTAGAGACTACCGTTACCACTGTTCAGGTAGGAACGGCTGCTGTAGAGGCTTCTGGTGCGGTTTCTGCGGCTGCTGTCTACATTACTAACGGATCTGCTTCTGTAACTGGTCTAGGTACGGTTACAGCACTTGGTGGGCTTATTACTCAAGCTGCGGCTAGTGTTAATGGACTAGCAACAGTAGATGCAATTGGCGATATTATTGGTTATGAGTGGGAAGAAGTTCTTCCTGAGTCTACGACATGGACTGATGTTGCAGCGGGTTCTAATGTCTGGCAGCAAGTTTCGGCTGGTTCTACTGATTGGGTGAGACAGTGAAGATTACTTTTGGAGAATGGTTGCCAGATCAGCCGGGTGTAACTGGTGCTGTAACTGACGCTGTGAATTGTTATCCTGTTTCTAACGGTTATGCCCCTATTCGAGATGCCGCCGACTATTCTGACGCTGCTGGAGAAACTCTGCTCGTTGCTTTTGCAGGTAAGTATTCTGGTGCTTCCACTCTATTTGCTGCTAGTGCTACTTCGATCTATAAGTTTGACTCTAGTGATGCCTCATTGGATGCTTTAAAGACAACATACGGTTCTGTAGAGCAATGGGATATTACTCAGTTTGGCTCACGGATGATTATGGCTAATGGCGCTAATAAGTTGCAGTCTTATGATCTAGGTGGGTCTACGACGGTATCGGATTTAGCTGCGGCTGCTCCTACAGCTAAGTATGTGACGGTAGTTAGAGACTTTGTAGTTGCGGCTAATGTTGGTGGTGAGGAATCTAAAGTCTATTGGTCTGATATTAACGACGAGACAGATTGGACACCGGGCGCTGCTTCTCAGAGTGATTCTCAGGTAATCCCTGATGGTGGGGATATTACTGGTCTTGCAGGTGGTGAATACGGTTTGATCTTCCTAGAGAGGGCGATTTATCGTATGTCCTACTCTGGAAGCCCGTATTTCTTCCAGTTTGACGCTATTTCTAGGACTCTAGGCTGTATTTCTAACGGTTCTATCGCTCAGTTTGGTGGATTGACTTACTTTCTAGCTGATGACGGCTTTTATGTATGTGATGGTCAGACGGTTAAGAACATTGGGCTAGAAAAGGTCAATCGATGGTTCTTTGAGAATGCTATTCCGGGTGAAATTAGCACTTCCATGAGTGCAACAGTTGATCCTATTAGGAAATTAGTCGTTTGGAACTTTAAAAATGCGTTTGGTGGGCGTAATTTACTGTATTTCAGTATTGATTTAGGTAAATGGAGCTATGCGACTACCGATGTAACGTCAATTTCTTATGGTTTTACGCCTAGCGCGACACTTGAAGAACTAGATAATTACTCTACAAGCATTGATGCACTGACAATTCCGCTAGATTCACGGGTATTTGCTGGAGGTCAACTCTTAGCGTTGGGTGTTAGAGAGCAAAAGATCGTAGCTATTTCAGGCCCATATAAAACTGCATACGTTGTTTCTGGAGATATAGATATTGGACGTTCTACTGTCACATTGGCAAAACCTATTGTTGATAATGGATCGGCAACAGTCGCAGTTGCAAGCAGAGATTTGCTCACAGGTTCCAACTGGAAAACTCTTATTGGCGTAGATGTTGAAGTTGTGAAACAGGGTAATCGATGACTAGAGTTGCACAATTTAGAACGCTTCCGGTATTTGGCGCTGATCCTCGTCAAGTGTCTGAGGTTGTTCGTGGAATTATGGATGGTAAGACTAATAACACTGGTCTTATTACTCTGGCAACTGGTAACGCTACGACAACTACCCTCTACGATGAGCGTATAGGCAATGAGAGCCTGATTTTCTTCACGCCTGTATCTGATGCTGCTGAGGCTGATTCAGCTCCGTATGGAGCGTTTCAGGACTCTACAGACCAGACTGCTGCGGATACTGCGACTGCTTATGCTGTAGCTTTAAATACGACGGATTATTCGTCTGGTGTCTATGTTTCCAATACGTCAAGAGTTAACGTAAGGAATTACGGGATTTACAACATCCAGTTTTCTATTCAGTTAAAGAATACGACGAATGATTCTCAGGACACGGATATATGGTTCAGGAAGAATGGATCGGATATAGCAGGATCAAATAGTCGTTTTAGTATGCCTGCTAGGAAATCTACTGGTGATCCGTCGCACTTAATTGCTGCAATGAATTATTTTATAGAATTGCAAGCAAATGATTACATTCAGATAATGTGGAGAGTATCTGACGTAGGAGTTTCAATTGAACAATATCCTACTAGTTCTAGTCCGACTAGACCATCGATCCCTAGTGCTATAGTTACAGTTGCTTATGTTGCTCCGTCTGCAACAAGTAATGTTTATGTGTCAAGTCAACAAAGAGGTCAGGCGACGATAACCCATTGGGCTAACTCGACTGCGAATAAAACATACGGATACATTATCGTTGGTTAATGGAATACAAATATATTGAGCCACAACAACTTAGGGGCTGGTGGGAAAGTATAAAGCCAGCGTTAGAGAAAATTAGAAGCAGAAACAATGGATTTGTGAGGTGTAATTATGGGCGGTGGCGGCGGTACTCAAACACAAACAGCTAGGGCTGAGATTGATCCAACACTCAAGCCTTATGTTGAGTATGGTCTTGGTGAAGCTAAACGTCTTTATCAGGGAACCACTCCATCCTTCTTTCCGGGTCAAACGTATGTAAGTCCGTCTGAGGCTACTACGCAAGCTCTAGGACTTGCTGAACAACGTGCTTTAGCTGGTTCTCCGCTGACTCAGGCTGCTCAACAACAAACACTAGCTACGATTCAAGGACAAGGTGTTAATCCTTTTCTAGCGGGTGCTTTGGAGCAAGCTAATAGATTGTCTGGTGAGCAATTCACTCGCAACATTCAGAATCTTCAGTCTGAAGCCGCTTCTCGCGGTAGATATGGCTCATCTGCGATGGGTCAACAAGCAGGTCAGGCTCAAGATATATTTGCTCGCGCACTTGCTGAGCAAGGTGGTCAACTAGCGTATCAGAGTGCAGAAGCGGAGCGTCAGCGTCAGATGGAAGCTACTAGAAATGCTCCTGCTATGGCTGCTCAGGACTATGCAGATATTCAGCGTCTATTGACTGTTGGCGGCGCTAGAGAACAGCAGAGCGCAGCAGAGCTTCAGGACGCTATTAACCGTTATAACTTTGAGCAGAATCTACCTGCTATGAAGCTACAGCAATATGCTGGATTGATTTATGGTGCTCCACAGGGTCAGATAGTGACTCAGAGTGCGACACCACAAGGAGGTAAATAATGGGTGATCCTATTACGGCTGGTGCAGTCGGTTCTGTTGTAGCTCCATCGTTAGGGGCTGCTGTAAATCCTCTGACTGCTTCTATGGCTGCTGGTGCTGCTGGTTCAAGTTTTGGTGGCGGCTCGTTATTCGGATTTGATCCTACTCTAGGCGGCATTGGTCAAGGAATTACTGAAGCATTTAGAGGCCCGATATTTGGTCAAGGCGGGATGCTTTCTAATGTTGGTCAAGCAGCAGGGGCATATAACCAAGTAGGTCAGGCTCTAGGATTTGGTCAGCAGCCTCGTATGGCAGGCATGGGCGCGTCTGTTCGTCCCGGCGCTCAAATTCCTCCGGTTGACTATATGAGTTTATTGAATCCTCAGCAGCAGAATGTAATGCGTCCTGCTCCTGTTTCTTTGCTATAGGTGATGTATGGCACTTTCTCCTGAAGAACAAGCCGCATGGTCACAAATGACCGGGAAGCCATATCAAAGCTCTGGATTGATGGACTATATCCCTAACGTCTTTGGCGGTGTTCCTGCTGGATTTGAAGGGCTTCTAGGTGCTGAACAGACTCAACAACTAAGTCAGCGTTCTAACATTGCCGGTCTGCTTGGAGCTGCTGCTGCATTGGCTCAAGGCATGGGTTCTCAAGGCCCTCGTCGATCTGCGATTCAAAATGTTCTAGGTGCTTTAGGCGCTGGTTACGGTACGGCTGGTCAAGTTGCTCAACAAGGATTGCAAAACTTCGCAATGCAGCAACAGATTCAGGGTCAGCAACTTGAAAGAGCAAAAACATTACAGGCATTGCAGCGCCAACAGCAAGCATTCCAATCTATTGAGAATCTAATAACTACTGATCCTAATGTTAAGGATAATCCTTCTCTGATTGCTTTCTTGAGGAACAATCCTGATAAAGCGCTTGAGATGGTTGCTCAACGTAGTGCATTAGAGTCTTATCGTAAGTCTCGTATGTCTCAGCCTCCTGCTCCTACTCCGGTTGCAGAGGCTATGCCTGTTCCTATGCCGGGTGAACCTTTAACTGTTACTGCTCCGGGACAAACTATTCCTGCGATGGTTGAGCGTCCTCAGCCTATCCAGACGGCACAAACCATTACCCCTAGAGTTTCAGAACTGCAATCAAAGATTGATTCTGCTGATATTGATGCTGATTACTATACTGCTATCGGTAAGTTAGATGAGGCTAAAAAGTCTCAGGATATAGCGGCTAATCTTCGTGCTCAGGCTCGTAAGGAAGGTTTGGTAAATCAGGTTGATCCACAACTTGAGGCTGTATTCCCGACGCTAAAGAAACGTGTTGAATCGCTGAAAAAACGTGCTCCTAACATGACTCAGGAGCAAATTATTAGTGAGCAAAACGATATTCTGAAGGCAGATGCAAAACTGCTAGAGGACTTAGACCCGACACTTCAGGCTGCTGAAATCAAGCGTCGTCGTGCTCAGGCTACCGTTATTGATATGGGTAGTCGTGAGATGGAGAAAGAGTTTGCAAAGGGTGTTGTTGAGGATACTCGAGCATCTTTCGCACAAGCAAAGTCTGCGTCTAATACTTTAGGTGCAATTAATCGTTTGCGTCCAGTAATTCAAGCTGGCGTTTACGATAGTTTTAGGGCTGGCGTTCCTAGATCAGTTGACCAGATGGCAACAGCTATGGGTGTTACTGGTAAGGATACGCAAGAAAAACTTCAGAGAACTGCTGTGGCAATGCAGCAACTTGCTAGTTTGGAACTTCAGGCTGCTGAGGCTATGAAGGGTCAAGGCGCTATTACTGAGAATGAGCGTAGTTTGATTGCTAGGGCTGCTGGTGGAAATCTTCGTGACTTTACTGCTGGCGAGATTCAGGCTCTATTGTCATCTTTGGAGAAGGTTGCTCAACAGAAAATCAGTTCTCATCAGGCTAATTATGAGTTGATGAGCCAAGACCCTGTTGCAAGCAAATATTCCAAGTATTACAAGATCGAAGCGCCTAAATCTCCAGTTAAGAAATACAACCCTGCTACTGGAAGGATTGAATAATGGCTAAGGTCATTGAAGTTCCCGGTATGGGTAGAGTTGAGTTTCCTGATTACATGTCAGATCAGGAGATTGCGGCTGCTATTGATAGGAACATGCAGGGTTCTGTGATGGCTCCTAGTATTCCGTTTTCTCCGAGGGCTGAGGCTGCTAGGTCTGCTGTACAAGGTGCTACGTTTGGATTTGGCGAGGAACTCGAGGCGGCTCTGAGAACTGGCGCTATTTCTGGTCAGCAATATGAGGAAATGCGTAACCGTCTGAGAGCGCAACAACAAGCATTCCAGAAGGAATATCCGGTTGCTGGCGGTGTTACTGAGTTTGGTGGTGCTTTGGCTGCTCCTTTTGGGGCTTATAAGGCTTTAGGTAGGGCTGGCCCTGTAGTTCAGGAGGCTATTACTGGAACGACTTTGCCGGGTCAAGTAGCTCGAGGTGCGGCTGTAGGAGGCGCTACAGGGGCTTTAACTGGTGCTGGTACGGCTACTGAGGATGTATCTGGAAAGGCTCTGGAAACGGGCGTTTTTGGCGCTGCTATAGGAGGCGTAGTTCCTGTTGCGATTCAGGGTGCAGGCAAGGTTATCCGTAATGTTTTGACTGCTTCTGGCATTGGAGATCAGCCGGGCGCAGCTTCTAAGATGATTGCTAATGCGCTAAAGAAAGAAAACTTGTCTGTTGATGAGGCAAGAGAACTTTTGGCAGAAATGCAACGTGTTGGTGTTCCTCGTCCTGTAATTGCAGATTTGGGCAAAAGCCTTCAGGACTTAGCTTATTCGGCCTATGTTGTTCCTTCTGGACAAAAGGCGGCTACAGCTAGATTCCTTGAGTCTCGGATGATTGACCAACCTAGCGACATTGTGAAGGGATTAGTTGATAGGGCTGGACTTGGCAAGAATGTTAATGGTTACGAATATCTTAATTTCTTAGCTGAAAATCAAAAGTCTGCGGCTAGTTCTAAATATCCAGAAGCGTATAGCAAGAATGTTTTTGCTAAAGATTTCCGTCAATTCATGGATCGTCCAGTGTTTCAAGAGGCTTATCGTGAAGCTCAGAAACGTGCTGCGGTTTACGGAGATACGTTGCCAGACTTGGATATTTTCCTAAGTGATAGGAAGGTTCCTACTCAGGTAATGCACCAAATAAAGATTGGCCTTGATCGTATTGTTGAAAGAGAAACAGACTCGGTTACCAATAAAGTAACAGGATATGGTCGTGATGTAGCTACGGTAAGAAAAGAGTTTAATGATCTTATTAAGGCTAAGAATCCGATATATGCAAAGGCTAATGCTGAATTTGCTGATAACGAGCGTATTCGTTCTGCATTTGAGTCTGGTCAAAAGTATCAAAAACTTGAATATAAACAAGCATACGATCAGTTAAAGAAGATGAATGATGCTGAGAAAGAGGCGTTTCGTCTTGGCATGATGGCTGACGTTAATTCTCGTCTTGAGAGCTTTAAGGGTGGAGATTTTGCTCGTCAGATATTTAAGAGCGATAAACAGAAATCATTGATGCGTTATGCCTTTACTGATGAAGGTCAGTATCGTGATTTTGTAAGATATGTTGATGCTCTTGAGGGTCAAACTAAGACTGCTAAGGCGTTGATGGGTGGCTCTCAAACTGGTGAGAGACTAGCTACTTCTGAGGGTGCTGCTGAACTAGGTCAATTAGCTCAGTCTTATGCGACTCGAGGACTTACTGGCGTTGCTATGGATATTGCGCGTCAGGGTTTAGCTAGAACTAAAGGTATTAGCGGAGAGACTTCTGCTGAGTTGCAAAAACGGTTATTTGCTGTTGATCCTATTGAGCAGAGGGCTATATTGCAGGAATTGCAGCGTAGAACTCAAGGTATGCGTCCTATTGGCAATGTTCCGGGTGCTGCTGCTCTAGGTACAGTAACAGGTCTATTAGGGGGTCAATAATGCCAAAGAACAAAGTATCTGAATACAGTTCAACAGCGTCAAACAATACCGATATTGGTGGAATTAACATTGCTGAGGGCTGTGCTCCATCTGGTATCAATAATGCAATCCGTGAGTTAATGGCTCAGTTAAAGGATATGCAAAGTGGTACTGATGCTGATGGTTTTACAGTAGGTGGCGCGTTTACTTGCTCTGGTGCTGCTGTATTTAGCTCTACAGTGGCTTTAGGGTCATCTGCTACGGCTACTACTGCATCTCCTAGCGATAACTCTACTAAGGTCGCTACAACGGCTTATGTGGATACTGCTATTGGTGGCTCTACTAAATTATCTGACCCCGGCTCTAACGGTATTGTGGCGCGTACTGCATCGGCCTGGCGTGACTTCTGTAGATGGTTCTACTGGCGCTGTAACGGTTAATGTAGGCGCTAAGATCGCTGCTCTATCGTATGGCGCTGTTGGCACTTATGTTTATGGTTACATAGCTACAAGTTCTGTTAGTGCAGATAGTACATATTCAGGATCGTCTATTTTCCCTGCTGGTGGTCATGCAACTGCTGCGATTAGCGCTGGTGGTGGTGTTTCTGCATTTTACTCTCGCGGTGCAAATGCTCTTTCTGGTACATGGAGAGCTATGGGAGAAAACACATTAACTAGTAGTCCATATAAATTGACTCTATTCCTTCGGATTAGCTAATGAGATGGGCTAACTCGGAGCACACTAGTATTGATATGATTATCACTATTAGCGGTCAGAAGTTACCATTTACCGCTAGAGCAGATGATCCAGAAGATTACGGTAGAGAGTTATTTAACAGGGCGGTAGCGGGTGAATTTGGCGAGATTGGCGAATAT